AGATACTCTCCTGCCTAGTGGCGTAATACTTGCCGCAATTAAGGCAATGACCGGTAAGCGTGATCATTTACTCTCTCCCTCTTGCCCGATACCGGCGCAGGGGAAGCACTCGAATCCGCCCACGTAGTACTCGATCACTTGGACATCTTTCGCCTTGCATTTGCCACAGTCATACACTCCCGCGTATTCGTACTCCATTATTTTCCCTCTCCCTTGCAATCAAATATATGTGAATACTTGCCATTCTTTAACGCTACATAGTAGCCGCGAGTAGATTCCCCGCAATTCTTGCAGACTCCCTCAACTACAGGGTTTACTATTACGCTCATTCTCCCTCTTCCTCTCCCTCTATCCCGAAGATACGCGCCAGCGCACCGTTGGCCTTCTCTAGCATAGCCAGCGCCTCGGCCAGCTCTTGATCCATAGTTTCCTTCATATTCATTACTTATCCTCTCTCTCTTTAGCGTATTCTTCCATAGTTACTAGCTCTTCATTTTGCCACTCATATAGGCCGCCAGTGCGCCGAATAAGGTCGCATTCAATACATATATCGAAACCGCTATCATCCCAATCGGTGTGAAAGTTATGCTCTCTTTCGTTGTGATTCTGTAGGTATTCGTTCATATCTTGCACCCGCACTCTCTAATCGGTACTAGGTGATCCCCGCAAATTTGCATTATGCCACCGCCTTCTCTTGATAGTTCTCGTATAGCTTAAACATCTCCGCTTTCTTTGTGTTGCTCTTTGCTGCGTAGAAATCAAAGCCGGATTCTCTCGCCACTGTATACAGGCTTTGATTCTTGCTCTCTTGTGGCAGATAGCCTAACTCAATCAACTTTCTTTGTGCCTCGTACAGATATTGATCTCCGTATCCATATTGGAAAGGTAGGATCGCCACCTGCCCGCCGTCCACCCATATCCGGGCGCTAAAATAAGAATTACCGTTTACCTTGTCGAACCATTCGCGCCCTTCAATAAATAAGGATTTCTGAATCGGTGCCTGTTGCTTGTCCATTTCTTTCTCTCTTTCTCTTTCATCTATTAGGTAGCCATTTGGCTATCCTCCATCCTATACGGCACTCTACCGTATAGGATAGGGAATCTCCAACTTATTCCGCAGGATATTCCTCCCGGAATCTCTCTCTCGCTTCCTTAATCGTGTACCCAATATATAGCTCGCTCACTCTATAGCCCCCGATTATGTCGGAGATTTCAACCCCTGCGGGGTGGCGTGTTATGGTCATATCTTTCTCTCTCTAAAAGTCCGGGGTGCTGCGGGTGATCCACAGCCCAATGATCCCAAGGAGGGTAATGCCAATTAGCACCGCCTCCACCTGCCAATGTTCTCTCTTCTTCATTTTCTAGCCCTCCTTATGATCATATCGGCAACAGTCACAATAACGGTTGAGATTGGAATGGCCGCAATCCTGGCAGCTATCCGGTGAAGGTGCGCCGGCCATCATTCGCCCTCTCCTTCGTTGGTGGGGCGATAGAAAATCGGAATCCCCCTGCCCTGTTCTCTAAGATCATTCAGACAATCGGCGCAATAATCCTCTCCCAAGAGCGCCAGCCTTGAACATCTATCCCCTTCGCATTTCATAATTTGCCCTCTCTCTATCGGTGGCCGCAGGATACGGCCTACCTTGTACCCTGCCGTGTCGTGATCACGGACGCCTTCTAGGACAGGGCGAATGTTGCTATTCGGCAGATTTTAGAGCAACGCGCAAGGCGTCAATCTTTGCAATCTGCTCGCGCTCTTGCTGATCTGTGAGGTTGAAACTGTCCAATTCCCACGCAAGGCGCTTGATTTGTGACTTAATTTCCCACTTGGTCATCGTTTTCTCTTTCTACTATCTGATCTCATCAGCGGCCGCACAACGGCCGGACACCCTTTCGGGTGTTTCGATCTGCTAGTTCTCGTTTCTCATTGACTTGATGATACGAATCGAACCCTTCTTCTGGTTATGGATCCATATCGCCCCGCTGGTGGAGAATACCAATTCGTAGCCCGCAACCGCAACGCTCTTGAGTGTATCTTCATTGAATTGAACAGTACGCATTTTTTACCTTCTCTCTATCTGATGACCTCATCAGCTACCGCCTTACGGTAGGACGCCTCACGGCGTTTCGGTCTGTCTTACCAGATGCCCTCAAGATCATCGGGGATATCGCACCCGCAACGCTCCTGGTGAAGCTCGAAACCCTCTTTGTAGGTATCGAATCGATCCTGCACCATTTTATAAACCCGAAAGTTACCGGCAAAGCTTGACGGATCAATGTGGCCACCTTCTAGGAGGTTCTTAGCGGCCGCAATAATCTGCTCGCTGATCTTAGACTCGATTGCGTCAAGATCGGCGCTTGCCTTGCGTAGCGCGTTTATGGAGTAGTTCTGGCATTCTTTGGCTTTTGTAGCCATAGTGTTTTGCTCCTCTTTGTAGTTGTTCGAACAGATGTTCGATGTTTATGATCGGCTAGATAGTTCTAGCTCAGATCGGCTCCACTATACCGTATAGCGCGGTGCGGTCAAGCACATTTTGATAACGATTTGATAACGATTTGCTGAGATCTGGCTGAGAGCTAATGTCTATTTGTCGACAATTCTAAAGTAGTTGAAAGTTCAACCATTCGGATCGGTCATATGTTACTGGCCAGTAGGTTACTGTCTGGTAACTTACTCATTGGTAACATTACTGGTCGGTAGGTTACTCGCGGGTAGGTTACTGGTCGGTAAGTTACTAGCCGATGTGGATCGGTAACTATCAATCGCCGTGGAATTTAATTATGTAAAGCTGCCAGAAGGCTAGTGAGCCGTTCACCCTTTTCTACGGCAAAGTTATCCACAGGCTTTCCCACAGGGTGGGGATAACCCTGCACAGGGTCACGGTTGGCCAGAAAAGCCGACCCCCCATTGCTGAATTCACAAGCGCAGGGGTATATACTCCCCACAAAAAAATATTTGCTAAAGTGAGATCCGTGTATACTCTGACCTGCGGTTTTGCCGTGAATAATTACTGTGTCACAAGTCACAAGTCAAAAACGCAATATCAAGGTATTTGTTGCGCCTTATATATAGTAGGGCAGAAAAGTACAGCAAGTAGTTTTCGAGCAGTACGGTTGGCCTCTGTCGAGGCCCCTAGGCCGAGAACAGTATTACCCCTCACTTCGCTGTGGCTCGCTCGGGCGTTAAGCCCGTTAAGCAGCACCTTACGGTGCTACGGGCGGCAAGATCTATGTCTAAAATCAGACCAGCCCTTGGTAAGCAAATCGAAGATTTGTGAAAAGGGAATACCTTCCCTGGTAGAAAAACACATCCGCCTGGTATAAAAATCGAATCCAATTTCGGCCCGTCCTATGACGGCCTACCAGTAGGAGTAATACGTGGCAGATAATTCCGCCGACATCGCCAAGAGAGTGATCCTTGCCGCTGTCGCAGATGGTATGACTATCGAGCAGGCTTGTGGCTCTGCTGGTAAGTCTATGAAGACCTACGAGTATTACCGTCGTACCGATAAAGTATTTTGCGATAAGGTAGACCGAACCCGGCTAGGTTTGAAGGATAAGTCCTTTGCCTCCAGCGATGTCCACGACATCAGCTACGCCGAGTTCTGTGAACGCTTTATGAACCACAAGGTCTTTCCACATCAGCAGAACTTGGTAGATGTGATTGAAGGTCGTGATCCTTCGTGGCATCACCCCGCTATGAAGTTTGAAAAGGGTCTGAACTCAAACCGTATCCTTATCAACATTCCTCCGAACCACGCCAAGTCGATGTCGATTACCGTTGAGTATGTGACTATGAAGGTGGCTCAGAACCCGAACTTCCGGGTATTGATAGTTTCTCAGACTCAGCAGTTAGCGGCAGACTTCCTCTACGCTATCAAGCAGAGATTGACCCATCCGCAGTATGAGCCATTCCAGCAGGCCTACGCCGCCGGTGTCGGCTTTAATAGTAAGTCCGCTACGTGGGCTGCAACTCGTGTGGTCTTTGGTGATGAACTCCGTGAGTCATCTGAAAAGGACCCAAATATCGAGGCTGTCGGTATCGGTGGTCAGATTTACGGCAAGCGCGCTGATATGATTATCGTAGACGATGCGGTAACCTTAAAGAACGCTAACGAGTTTGAGAAGCAGATACGCTGGTTAACCCAAGACGTGCGATCTCGTCTGAACCCTACCGGCAAATTGATTATTATTGGAACACGTGTCGCCTCCGTTGACCTCTATCGTGAGCTTCGCTCCGAAGACCGCTACCCCGGTGGTCAAGTACCTTGGACATATCTGGCTATGCCAGCCCTTCTGGAACCAGATGAAGACCCTGATAAGTGGGTCACCCTATGGCCGAAGTCAGATATGCCCTTTGATGGACAAGGCGAAGCGGATCAAGACGAGAATGGACTCTATCCTCGTTGGTCTGGTCGTAACTTGTTTAATGAACGCCAAGCTATGGATGCAAGTACCTGGGCTTTGGTATATCAGCAACAGGATATATCCGAAAATGCAGCCTTTGACCCGGTATGTGTTAAGGGTGCTATAGATGGTATGCGTAAAGCTGGCCGATTAGAGCCAGGTTACCCAGGCCATCCGCAAAATGTGCAAGGCTTTACAGTTGTCTGTGGTATGGACCCAGCCATTGTAGGAGATACAGCCGCTGTTGCCTACGCTATTGACCGCGCTACTTCTAAAAGGTACATACTCGATGCTATTAAAATTACTCGTCCGTCACCGCAGCAAATTCGTGACATTATTATTAACTGGACTCAGCTTTATAGTCCTTCAGAGTGGATTATTGAGAAGAATGCTTTTCAGGCGTTCTTAACTCAAGACGAAGGAATCAAACAACACCTTGCTTCTCGTGGCGTTATCCTCAAGGAACACCATACCGGTAGCAATAAGTGGGATTCAGGATTCGGTGTTGCCTCGATGTCTACCCTTTTCGGGACAAAGCAACCAGATGGAAAGCACCACCGAGATAACTTAATACATTTACCCAGTGATCAGTCAGAGATGGTCAAGGCTCTTATCGAGCAGTTGATTACTTGGACCCCGACCACTAAGGGTAAGACCGATATGGTTATGGCTTTATGGTTCTGCGAGATCCGAGCACGCGAAATGCTCAACTACGGCCAGTACGCTACCCACCATATGAAGAACCCGTTCCTGTCTAGAGCAGAACAGGGCAGAAGAATTGTCGTCAACATTGACGAGATGCTTTTAGAACAAAACAAAACATTCGTCTAAGGAGATGACTATGGCAGCAAAGAAGCCACGCGGTATGTATTCCAAGAGCGGTCTTGCTAAAGAACAGCTTAAGGCAGATATTAAATCTGGTAAGGCTAAGATGACTAAGCAAGAAGTACCTTTTGGCGGTGTCGGTAGAGCTATTGGTAGAGGTGTTATGAAGGCAGCTGAGAAGCTTGCTGAAAAAGATGTTGCAATTAAAATTGCTAATACCAAGCCAGTAGCAAAGGCAACTGAAGTTGCTGTTAAAACTGTAAAGAAAGCAACTAAAAAAAGCAATGACGCTAAACGTCAAAAAGCTATTGATGAAATGTCTACTAATTATGTTGCCAACCGAAGCGTTAAAGTAAGAACTAGCACCAACCCATCCGAGGCAAAAAGAATGAATGAATTTTCTACTGCCCGAACAAATGATAGAGCGTCAGGTGCAACAGCAAGACGTGAATCTGCTGCGGTTAAGCAAATGAAGCCAGCCAAGGTTGTAAAGATTAACTCAGCCCCAGCAAAGTCAGCAGATGCGGCAAAGAAGTCAGCAGATGCAAAAGCTCTTAAAGCAGCTAACAAGGGAAAGAAGAAGTAAATGGCAATCACACCAAGCTATAAGCCAGAAGAAACAGAAGATTACTACATTGATAAAGGTGCGGTAACTACACCGCAGTACAACCCTACAGTTGATGCTAAGTACGCTAAGGCTAAGGCAGAAGCTGCAGCCACAGATAAGGTCGAATGGCCAACAAAGGTTGACGGCCTTACTTACTAAGGGATTACAATGTTAAATGTTAAAGAGGTAACCGCTAAGGTTGCACGCTTACAGACTCATTACGCTCAGCGTGATCAGCGTATGCGTGACGTCCTTTCGGTACGTCAGGGCGACATCTCAAAGGTTTACCCTGCGATGTTTTCAGAGGATTATTCCAAGCCTCTCGTTGCCAATATTATTGACGTATCAGCACGTGACCTTGCAGAAGCTATGGCTCCGCTACCATCATTTAACTGCTCTGCATCTAATATGGTATCTGATACAGCACGTAAGTCAGCAGATCTTCGTGGCCGTATCGCTAATTACTATGTAGATAAGTCTGAATTAGGCGTACAGATGTACACCGGTGCTGACTGGTATAACACATATGGCCAGTTAATCGCACGTGTAGAGCTAGATTACGAAGATAACAACCCAATCATTCAGGTTATCAACCCATTTGGTGCATATCCTGAAGTAGACCGCTTTGGTCGTTGCTTATCTCTTACCCAAATCGTGGGTATGGACGCACAAACCCTAGCTTCAATGTACCCAGAGTTCGCAAATGAGATTATGGGACGCAACCAGTTTACACCTGGTTCCCCATATCTATCCTTAGTCCGTTATCACGACAAGGATCAGGACCTTATCTACTTGCCAGACCGTAAGAACTTGGTTTTAGCTAAGACACCTAACCCAATCGGTGAGTGTATGGTCCGTGTTGCTATGCGTCCATCTATTGATGGCCAAGCACGTGGTCAATATGACGATGTATTAGGTGTTCAGCTTGCACGAGCACGCTTTGCAGTACTCCAGATTCAGGCAGCTGAGAAATCTATCCAAGCTCCTATCGCTATTCCGCAAGATGTACAAGAGTTGGCCCTTGGTCCAGACTCTATTATGCGTTCTGCTAACCCACAAGCTATTCGTCGTGTACCACTAGAACTACCTAACGGTGTATTCGGTGAGTCACAGGTACTTGAGCGTGAACTTCGTATGGGTGCTCGTTACCCAGAAACACGTTCTGGTAATACAGACGCATCTGTAGTTACAGGTCGTGGAGTACAGGCGCTTCAGGCAGGCTTTGATACACAGATCAAGGCAGCACAGGCACACTTTGCACGTATCTTCGTAGAACTTATTGCTGTTTGCTTTAAGGTTGATGAGAAGGTCTTCGGCAATACCATTAAAGAGATTCGTGGTGTTGACGATGGAACTCCATTCACACTTAAGTACAACCCAGCTAAGGCTATCAACGGTGACTACACAGTAGATGTCCGTTACGGCATTATGTCTGGTATGAACCCAAACAATGCAACTGTCGCACTATTGCAGATGCGTAGCGATAAGCTCGTATCACGCGATTATGTACGCCGTGAGCTTCCTATCGAGATCAACGTAACTCAGGAAGAGCAGAAGGTTGATATTGAAGAGATGCGCGATGCACTTCGTGCAGCTATTGGACAGACTGCCCTAGCAATCCCACAGATGGTTGCACAAGGACAAGATCCAACCAAGATACTCAACTCTTTTGCAGAGATGATCAAGGGTCGCCAAAAGGGACTCACAATCGAATCGGTTGTGGAGAAGGCGTTTACGCCAGAACCTCAACCTGAGATGCCAGCAATGGCCCCTCAATCCCCAGTAGCAGGTATGGCTCCCGCCTCTGCCTCGCAGCCAAGTATGGAACAACCTGGCGGTGCAGCCCCTGCTGCTGGCGGACCACAAGGACGACCAGACATCGCATCATTGCTCGCATCAATCGGCGGCGCGGCATAACTCTAAGGGGGTGAAATATGAAAAAAGGAACACAAGCACCAGCTCCAATGTCAAAGCCAATTCACGGTACTGCAGGAGCAGGAGCCAAGGTAACAGGCGGAGATGTTAAGCAGCCTTATGCTGGAGCAGCTAAGCCAGGCAAGAAAGTAAAGAAGTAAATAACTTTAGTTGGGAGGCCGGACGTGCACCACGATCATAAAGACGTACCACGTCCGGTCCGCCCCACTGACGCTTTAGTAATACTGACAGAGTTTATCTATAACATAAGCCAGGTATTTACCGGCTTGTTTGAAGCACTATACGAATTATCAATCTATCATTCCAACCGAACCACTAAGGTTAATAAGATATGGGATGAGTTCGCACAAGATTTAGAAACTATTCAGGAGGATACAGATGGCGCTTGAAGACGCTAAAAACCCAATGCAGGGTGTATCAGGTCCTGGCAAGTTCGCAAAGCGCACAGACTTGGAATATCAGTCAACCGGTTACGGTGATGGCGTTGCATACGATGCAGCCAAAGGTGGCGCTCCACTTGCAAGAGCACAGAAGAACCCTATGACTTCACAGGCACCACAAGTGCCAAACGCTGCACCACTACCAGGTTTATATGACCCAACAAACCGCCCAGATGAACCAGTAACTGCTGGTATTGATAGAGGCGATGGAGTCGGATCAGATGCACTTATGATGCGTCAACCTGATGACGCTGAGTTTCGCGCAAGCATTGCTGCATATATGCCAGTATTGGCTTACATTGCAGGCCGACCAGACGCATCTCCTGAAACTCGTGCGGCCATCCGCCAGTTAAGAGATTATGCGTGAGTTGGTATAACAAGATTGGCGAGGTTGCTTCCAACGTAGTTGGCGGTGCCGTTCAGTTTGGTGGAGAAGTTCTTAACGCAGCCGTTGCGCCTGTTCGCTTTGCTTGGGATGTATCTACAGCTCCTTGGAATGACGATAAAGAATATAACGGTTTTATCAATACATTTAAGAATGCTAGTAAAAAAGCAGGAGCAGATGTAGTCAAGCCTTTGGCTTCTGCCGGTGGTGCCATTATGAAGGTACCTGGTGTTAAATCAACTCTTGAAACTATCTACGATATTAACCGTGATTACAT